TATCGTGCCAGAGGATTACGAGTAGCAGTTAGCGATGCCACACTCTGGGCATGACACGCGATGTCATGCTCAGGAGTGGCGACACTAGCAAGAGTACCGGAAGTCGTCACGTTGACAGGTGGCAAACGTCACCGAGGAGAATACATCATGAAAGACTGGAGCGTTTGGTTGTACCTTTGTGACCGAGCATTTGGCGGTCATGAGGAAGGTGGATGGTACTTCGATTGTGGGGAGCCTGCAACGCATCCCTGCAACCGGAGTGGGCTGTCAGAGGGACAGGCAGAGCGGTACGTCAATTCCCTCGATGCAGTGGTCAGCCAACTCAACGAGGACAGACCGGATGTCGCGTCTGTCCTGAGTGAGGGTCAGTACCGTTTCCGCATAGTGCCTGACGGTCAGGCAGTGGCATTTCCAGAGTGCAGACCGTACTATGAGTGAGCCTCTGGACTTGAGAGAGTGGAGGGAATAACATGGACGCGAAACGATTCATCCTAGCAGGGAATGCGAGGTTCACCGTCAAGAACACGATGACGGGGAACAGGTTCACTTTCCACGTTCGGAAACCTGACAAATCGAAACCGCATTTCGTCAAACTTCTGACTGGAAGTGACAACTCTCGGGACTATACGTTCCTCGGGACAATCTTCAATGAGCGTACTTACCGTCATGGTAGACGGTCATCGGTTGGCGAGGATGCCATGAGCAACCGCGCCTTCGCGTATGTCTGGGGACTACTCGCCAATGGTGAGGACATCCCTGGGAGCGTGGAGATATACCATGAGGGCAGATGTGGTCGGTGTGGTCGGCGGTTGACAGTACCCGAGAGCGTCATCTCTGGCTTTGGCGCACTTTGCCGAGGGCTGGTGTAGAATGGTATATTGCATCACCTATCTTGANAACGACTGTATAGTCGAAGCCGAGGACAGGGTGGCTGCCATCGAGATGGCAAAACAGACACTGAGGGAACGCCTTGGTGCTGAGAATATCCACCAGTCTGGCTCGGACTTCTGGCTGGACTGGCGAGTGGAAACGGAGGAAACAACATGACGGAAATGCAGACGCAAAAACAACATGCACTCGGGATGATGATGTTGTTCGGGGCATCGGGTAGGATTGGCGACATCATCGGGAAAGTAGGATACCGGAAACTCACGGACAGCCTTGAGAAACCGGACTACAAACGCAATCCAGCAGCCAATAGCAATGCAGAGAATATCGAGTTGCTGCACAAGTACACGGGCTGGATGCTGGCGTATCTCGGGAGGGAAACCTGATGGGATATGCTCTGATGTGGTCAGCGTGTGCATCCTGCCAAAAGATGATGGCGTACAATCCTCGATGGGTTCCGAGCGTTCGTATCAACGATGTGAAGNANCCAATCTGCTTGAGGTGCGTAGAGNCCGCCAACCCGATACGAATCAAGANGGGACTGTCCCCGATTGAGGTGAATCCCCAAGCGTATAGTCCCATCCCCGAGGAGGAACTCGGGTGATATTCTCCCCCTGACTGTCCTGCCATTCTGGTGGGGCAGTCAGACACCCCCCAAGACGTACACAGAGGCGTTCTAAGCGGTTTTGTAGGACAATCCATACCCTAACATACCCAAACATTATAGAGGCAAAAAACATGAGTAAATCAGAGAAGTGCCTTGTCTGTTATGTTGCTCTGGCGATGGCGTACCTTGCGGTTCATGCTGTCATCTGGGCGATACGATAGGCGATGCCCCTCTTGACCCATAACGGGTCGGGAGGGGCTTTTTTGTTTTAAGTTCATGGTACAATCAGAGGGATATGAATCCGTCACTCACAAGCAACCCTCGCAGGGCGAGGGCAACACTCAAAAAACAAGAAGCACTCAAACTCCGAGCAGAGGGTCTGACGTTCCGTGAGATTGCCGAGCGTGTCGGATATGCTGACCGGAAGACAGCCTCTGATGCAGTGCGTCTTGCTCTCCAACAGACACTCCGAGAGCCAGCCGATGAGGTGAGGCAACTGGAACTGGCTCGGCTAGACAAACTGATGGCGAGTCTGTGGGGGGCAGCCATGCTGGGTCAGTGGAAAGCGATAGACAGGGTGCTGGCAATCATGGACAGACGCGCCAAGTACCTTGGACTTCACGCTCCCGTAGTCACCGAGATAAACTGGCGCGAGGAGGCAGCGCGGTATGGCATTGACCCCAGCACAGAGTTCGACAAACTCGTTCAGCAATATGCCGACACCATGGCAGGAGAAAATGGTGGAAGCAGCGTGGCAGGAAGCACAGAGGCTTCGGGAGGGGAGCAGGATACCGCTACCCCGTCCCCGACCAGACCAGAGCGAAGTCCTTCAGAGTCCGAGCCGTTTTAAGGTTCTCTGTTGCGGTAGGCGATACGGCAAGAGTACACTTGCACTGATACAATTGGTGCAAGAGGCAACCCGTGTTAGGAACGGGTTGTACTGGTGGATATTCCCGACCCACACTATCGGGCATGTCGGTTGGGACATGCTCCGTAAGGTAGTGGAGAAGTCGCTGCACAAAGACGATGTGAGCGAGTACCGCAGGAGGGTACGGTTCAAATCGGGTTCGGAGATATGGGTCAAATCCTCAGATAACGAGGATGGGCTTCGAGGCTCTGGACTTACAGGAGTCATTTTCGATGAGTGCCGTGACATCCGAGACAGGGCATGGCATGAAGTAATCAGACCATCCCTGATGGACAATCAGGAGAGTTGGGGCTGGTTCACGTCATCGCCCCGTGGTCACGACTGGTTCTATCAACTCTGGGTGCGCGGTCAGGATGATGCAGACCCAGAGTGGGAGTCATGGCAGTACCCGACATCGGTCAATCCGCTGGTGAGCGAGACCGAGTTGACTGAGACCCAGGCCTCGATGCCAGAGGCGTTGTACCGTCAGGAGATAGAGGCGACATTCGAGTCTCTGGCAGGAGCGGTGTTCCGCAACGTGCAGGACTGTGCTATTGCCGAGCATCAAGACCGAGCCAAGGATGGGATGGACTATCTCATTGCGGTGGATTGGGGCAAGAGTGTAGACTTCACAGTGGTGACGGTCTGGTGCATCAACGCTAAGGAGATGGTCTATATCGACAGGTTTAACAGGGTATCATGGGAGGTTCAGATTGGGAGGTTGAGAGCAATAGTGGAAGCATTCATGCCGACTACCATCGTTGCCGAGCGGAACAGTATCGGTGACCCCATCATAGAGCAACTGCAAGGCATGGGATGGAATGTCACTCCCTTCGTGACCACGTTGCAGTCGAAGACTTTAATAGTCCAGAAACTTGCCCTCGGGTTCGAGACTCGGACTGTGAAGATACTCGATGACCCAATACTCATCGGCGAACTCCAGACGTTCACGGCGACCCCGTTGCCATCGGGAGCGATGCGGTACGCAGCACCGAAGGGAGGAGCCTATCACGATGATACCGTGATTTCGACTGCCATTGGCTGGGATGCCGTTCAGTCTCAAGAACCTCTCATCTGGTTTGAGACCTGATGTTCATCATTGCCCATTGTAATTCCTGTCACAGTTGGCTTGCCCTGAAACCCCAGCAGGACTTGAGGGGTTTCCCACCGTCTATCACTGACCCACTCCAGAGCGAGGCAATCGTATCCGCGCCCTTCGTTGTCAAGGAGCAATGGGAAGCCGAGACATTGACTGAACTCAGCGCATCCATACGAGAGGAAGAAGGCCATGCGTATGCAGGTTCTCTGGTCTGTTTGGAGTGCGTCAACACGAAGGGCAAATCCGTCATCGACATCATCGAGCCTGCTGCAGTTCTGACAACTAACGGGAGTTGGTTGTTTTTGTACAAGCACCAGAAGATGCCCAAGGAGATAGGTTATGACTGAGAGAGGGAGACCTCGTGTGGACTATGCAAGGCGTGTTTTCCTTGCTCCCCCCGAGTGTACAAAAGAGGAGTGGCTCTCGCTGGCGAGGTTGGCATACGGACAGCGCAGCACGGTCACAGGAAGCGCGGATGACTGTGGCATAGGAGACCTGACCAACCGGACAGTGATAGCGTACAAGCCAGAGCGATGGNGAGAGAACCTGCGCGAATGGTTCAGGGAACACTACCCTGAAGTCAAATACGAGGTACTCAACGCCACGAACGGCAGCAACAAAGATGTACNGGCAACCACAAAGACNTTGTGCGGTATCCACCTGTCCTGTGACGGGAACTGGCACAACCGGATTGACGGGATGCCCGACTTCGACATTTGCAAAACGATGAGGGCAGAAGCGGTGAAGTTCCTGAGCAACGACAACCCTGACAGTGTTGGCGTTTTGAAACAGGCACTCGGCGATGACCTGTTCGTGGTCGTCAGACTGTTCGACAAGTTCGATGGGCGCAAGGTGACACCAGAGAACTTCTTGGAGCGTGTCCTGCCACAGATACAGGGCTTCTACAATGCTGGTGTCCGTTGGTACGAGATACACAATGAGCCGAACCTGCGAGTCGAAGGCTGGAAGAGTTCGTGGTCAGACGGTCATCAGTTCGGTCTCTGGATGTCGAGGGTTGCTGACGCTATCCGGTCATCGTTCCCCGATGTCAAACTCGGGATGGCTGGGCTGTCCCCAAGCCACGGAATTGAGAACGTGCGCTATCCAGCCAGCATGTTCTATCGAGAAGCGAAGGACTCAATACTGGCTTCGTGCGATTGGGTAGGTATTCACTGTTACTGGCAGGGCAGCGGAGATGACATGATGTGGTCGAACACCGGAGGTATGGGCTGGAAGGATATGAACACCTACGGTCTGCCATTCTGTCTGACCGAGTATTCAAACTGCGACTCAAAGGTGGACAAGGGAGTGAAGGGAGAACAGTACGTGCAATATCTAGAACATCTCAGAGAGCCGATGGCTGCGTTTGCGTTCTGTTCGACTGCCAGTTCGGGATTTGAGTCGGAGACATTTGAGGGGAGTAGTATCCCCACCATCTTGGGGGCAAGGCCATGAAGTCAACATTCTTTCCAGAGATTAAGTCAATCGTCAACATTCCAGCGTGGGCGCAGGAACGGGACAGCGATAGCAAGGTCAAGACATCCGCTGAGGCGTATACGCTGGTTCCGCTCATTCACAGGTGCGTTAACATGAGGGCATCGATGCTGAGTGGGATACCGATACGGACTTACAGGAACAAGGCAAAGGCTGATTGGTTCTGGAGCGATGTACCAGCGAGGGAGATGATATTCCGTACCGAGGCAGCACTGTTACTGACGGGGGCTGCTTACTGGCTCAAGGCGACCAACGCAGCAGGGATGACCACAGGGATACGATGGTTGAACCCTTACACGGTGGACACCAAATGGGACGAGAAGTCCCGTGAGTTGTCATTCTACCAGACCATCGGAAGCAAGAAGTATGGCCCTTGGTCGAGAGAGCAGATGCTCTACTTCAGGGACTTCAACCCGTCTGATGACGTTGGTCGAGGCGTGTCCAGCGTAGAGGTTGCGATACGAGATGCCCAACTGCTGTACCACATGACCACGTTTGCATCTACGTACTTTGAAAGCGGAGCGATGCCNGCCACGATACTGTCAATCACNGGAGGAGCTACACCTACCGCTGATGATACCGAGCGCATCCAGAGCAGTTTCTCGAAGGCAATCAGCGGAGTGAAGAATGCCTTCAGGCTCATTGCCCTTCGAGGTGATGTGAAGCTGTCTACACTCACGCCACCGCTGGAGGAATTGACCATGAAAGACCTCCATGAACAGGCGAGGCGTTCCATTGCTCTGAGCATGGGTATACCGGTGACGCTGCTCGAAGACGCGAGTAATTTTGCTACGGCTGTCACCCATCGGAAATCGGCGTACAGGGAGACGGTCATCCCTCGCGCCATGATGTTTGCAGAGACCGTCAATGCCCAATGTCTGGACGCGATGAACTGCTCGATGGTCTTCGATTGGGAGAGCATGGAAATCTTCCAGCGCGAGGAAGCAGAGCGGAGCAAGGCGTTGGTGGACTTGGTGAACGCAGGGCTGGAACTGCCAACGGCAATGGCTATCCTCGGGTTCGATGTACCAGAGGGCTTCCAGTTAGCGCAGGAGGAGCCTGTGAGCGCACCGGAGATAACACCGGAGCCTATTACTATAGGGGGGAACGGCAACGCCCCTGAAATGGACGTTTCTGATATTCAGAGCATGATGTTCCCAAGCAACAACAAGATGACAGCAGACATGATGGATGACCTCAAGAAGTGGCAGGGCAAAGCGGTCAAGCGCATCAAGATTGGCAAAGACCCGACTGTGTTCTCCAGCGAGTTTCTCCCCCCGACCCTGATGGCTGCCATCTCTGGTGCGCTGGATGAAGTGGAGCATCCCGAGGATGTGCGTGCGGTATTCAGTGATGCTTCGATGTGGGCATCACGGGCGCACATCGCTGAACACAAAGCACCTGTCGGAGAGGATACGTATACCACGAAGGCAGAAGCGGTAGCACGAGCCAAGCAGATTGGATGCTCAGGAATGCATACTCTGACCTCAGACGGTGAGACCCTGTACATGCCATGCGAGAGCCACGAAGCATGGCAAGAGCAAACCCGACAGTACCTCTAAGTTAAGTACCGGAAGTCGTCAGGGAGGGGATGGGCTTCCTGTGTACTCCACGCATGTACAGTAAGCAAACGGTAAGCAGATAGTAAGCCGTTTGTACCCCGATGGTGAGCCATGCCAGAACGCGGCAGGACAACAGGATACCGGGTGTCGTGTTCGTGTGGGAAGAAGCGCAAGAGCGCATGGCTCAGGACACCCAGAGCAGTAGATGACTGGCTCCGTAAACAACATGACCACGGCGGTACA